CTCAGAACTTTGCTGTAACACTTGGTACTGGTTCTACCTTTACAGGTATGTCTGGTCACGGCATTGCAGGTGCAACTCGTACCTCAACAATTGCAATGGCTCGTGCTCTTGACCCTGTAGACGAACCGGGTAACGATGTTGCTGTTGCTGCAGAAAATGCATATCTAAAATTGAATGTGCGTTTGGTTCAGCATACTGACAACTTCCACGATGCAATCGTAACTGCGCCTACTTCTGGTGCAGACCCAGCATTCTAGATTAGGGAGAATTTAAAATGGCGATAAATAGAGCAAGTATCTCTAAAGAACTTCTCCCCGGCCTAAACGCAGTGTTTGGGATGGAATACGGGGAAGTTTCAGACGAACATGCACCGTTGTTTGAGACAGAGAACTCAGACCGTGCATTTGAAGAAGAAGTGCTTTTCACAGGCTTCGGTACTGCACCTACTAAAGGTGAAGGTGCTGCTGTTGCTTATGACGATGCACAAGAAAGCTACACAGCACGTTACACCCACGAAACTGTTGCATTGGCATTTGCCGTAACAGAAGAAGCAATGGAAGATAATCTTTACGATACCTTCGCAAAGCTTCGTGCTCGTGGCTTGGCTCGTGCAATGGCTAATACAAAGCAGGTTAAAGCTGCTGATGTATTTAACAATGGTTTCAGTGCCTCTTATGTTGGTGGTGACGGTGTAGCACTGTTCTCAAACGCACACCCAACTATGGCAGCAGGTAACCAATCAAATACATTTGGTGCAACTGACCTGTCAGAAGCTGCTCTTGAGTCTGGTCTTATCCAGATTTCAAAAGCAAAAGATGACCGTGGTATTCTGATTGGTTTGCAAGCTAAGTCTTTGCATGTACCTTCAGATTTGGCGTTCACTGCTGACCAGATTCTGAACAGCACAATGTCAACAACCATTGGTGTCAACCCAACAACTGCAGCTAACGGTGCAACAAATGTTAATGACATTAACTCAATCCGTAATCAAGGTTTGATTCCGGGTGGTTTCTATGTCAACAGACGTTTCACAGATACAGATGCTTGGTTCATTAAGACAGATTGTCCTAATGGTGCAAAGATGTTTGTACGTGCTCCACTGCAGACAAAAATGGAACCCGATTTTGATACAGGTAACCTTCGCTTTAAAGCTCGTGAGCGTTATAGCTTTGGCTGGTCAGATTGGCGTAGCTTCTACGGTTCTTCAGGCTAGTACTGAAAAACTAAAAAAATTAAAAAAGAGAAGAGGGGTATTTCATATCCCTCTTTTTTTGTGTATAATATATAGAATAGAATAACAACTAACTAATTAACAATAATCGGAGAAATTCTATGGCTTCAAATATACGTAACGCTTTTGTTACAGGCTCTGGCGCATTGCTAGATTCACTAACCAGTACAACTGTTGCAGATACACGAATCAAAGGTGTTACCTTTTCTGGTATTGGTACATTTGTAATTACTGGTTCCCAAACAGATGAGTATGGAAACTTAAAGGGAAACAATATTAAATTTGTGGGTACTTCTGTAGTAGACGCAAGTGATATTATGATTCCTGACTTTGGTGTTAAAATGTATGGACCAGTAAAAGTTTCTGCGCCTACATCAGCAGCAACAGTAGCAGTTTACTATGGCTAATTATTCTTACCTTGTAGACGATATTACTCAAGCTGCAGAGAATGATGGAACAGAGTTTGCTAACTATATTCCTAAAATGATTAATCGTGCAGAAGAGAGACTAACTCGTGACCTTGATGATTACGGGCTGGTGTCTTATACTTCTGTTGCAATTCCTGCAGGTGCTAATCAAGTTACTTTACCTTCTGGTACACGTATACTAAAAAACTTTAACATTACTGCAAACTCAACACGAATTAATTTGTTGCCTAGAACCGATGAATACATAAAAGATTATTGGCCTGTAGCTGCAAGCACAGGTACTCCTGAATATTATGCCCGTAGAGACAACACAACGGTACTCATTGCACCTACTCCTGTTTCTACCTTTGATGGAGAGATAGTACATATATCAAGGCCAACTACTTTAGCAGCAGCTTCACCAAACAATTACTTTTCAGATTTTTGTTATGACGCATTATTTAATGCAAGCATGGTAGAAGCAATGGTATTTCAAAAAGATTATAATGCAGTAAATCTATTTGAACAGAGATATATGCAAGCAGTAGCCGCACTGCAAAACCAAGCACGTAGAACAAGACGGGATGATATGCAAGCTCCTGCAAGTAGAGCAGGTGCAGACAACCCAGTTATAGCAGGGAGTAACTAATGATTAGTAAAGCACTAAAAACAGCAGCAAAGGCACTAACCAAGAAAAAGGGTAGACCTAAAGTTGACAAGCGAAAAACAAAGGGAAAACGTAAAGCTCAATCAGCAGCCCGTCAAAAGGTATATCAGCAAAAACAAACGGAGGCTGCAGAGAAGGCAGGAACATCGAAAGCTGCTCTCTCGCAGGAACGAGCTATTGAACGTAAATCACAAACTATCCGTAATCAAGATATAGCTGGTACTACTAAAACTAATGCTATTAAAATGCTACAGGAAAGCAAAGGCAAACTTACTGCTGCAGAAGCAATTAAAAAGGCAGAGTCTTTAGGTAAAACTAAAATGCAAAAAGTTATGTCTATGGCTAGGAAAGATACTGCTAGGCAGAAAAGAAAAGGACTTCTTTCAGGTTTGTCTGAAGCTCAGATGAAAGAACGTAGAAATCTTATTTCTCAAAAGCTAAAAGAAATGAAAACACAAGGCCAAGCTAAAAAAGTAATTTCCGGAAGAACACTTTCTCTTACTCCTGAAGGTGAAAAAATTCTTAAACAAAAAGGTGGTATTGATAAAATTATTGCTGAGTCTGGACCTACTGGTACTAAGAAAAATAAATATTTGTATGAAGGTGCAAATGAAACTTTACCTGCAAAAGGTGGTGGCATAGATACCAAAGGTAAGACAGGTAAGGAAGCTAGCGAAATGAAACGTGAAGCTTATCAGTCTATGTCTAAAAGTGAGAAGTTAGAATTTATTCGTAAGCAGTTTGCACGAGGTTATACTAATAAACAGCTTGAAGATATTATGTATAAGCCTAAAACTGCAAGTCAAAAGAAAGCCAAAGCAAGTATTATTCAACGAATGAAGACTGCTAAGAATCAAGGCTATCCTTTTAAGACACAAAGAGAAAAGGGATTTGATAAAAAATCTTTTGATGACATTATGAAAAGTTTTGGTACTGGTAAAAGTACAGCAGGTATTGTAGCTAATACTCCTGTAGGTAGAAAAGCAGGGGGTACAGTAGGTACAAAGAAATCAAAAACAGGTCCTCGTGGTTGCGGTAAAGCATTGCGTGGTTATGGAAAGGCTATGAAATAATGTTTGGTAAGAAAAACAAAACTAAAAATAAAAAATCTGGAAAATTAGGAAAAGCATTTACTACTTTTGAGTATGGACTTCTTCCATCAGTTATTGCTGATGCATCAGATTTATTCTCGGCTCTTCCTCTTAAAAAAGGTGGTAAAGTCTCAAGCAAAAAGAAAAAGTCATCTTGCGGTGACAATAAATTATATTAAGGAGTAGTAGAATGGTAAAAACATTATTTCAATTAGGAGATGAAATTTATAAAGTAGCTTCTCCTTATATTAAAAAGTATATTACACAGCAAGGTGGAAAGCCTGTAACTAAAATTGCAGCAGATAGGATTAATAAAAATCCTTCAACAGTTACTAATGTAAATCAAATTAAACCTAAAGGTAGAGCTAATTTAAAGCCTTCAACTAAAGTTGTAAAACCTATGTCTGGTGTAACTTCTCAACAAAGAAGTGCTTTGTCTGATATGGGTGGACAAACTGTTAAGCTATCTAAGCCTACAGGCGGTGCAGGTAGAGCTAACTTAAAACCTAAAGCTCCCTCAATGAAGCCTACAACACCTTCAATGAAACCTAAGAGTCCTTCTATGAAGCCTCAACGTCCTTCAATGAAACCTAAACCTAGAGTTGTAAAACCTAGTGTAGCTTCTCCTAAACCAAACACATCTGCGCCTAAACCACGTCCTAAAATTACTACACAGCCACCGAAGAAAAGCACAAAGCCTATGACTCCGGGAACAGCAGCTAGAATAGGTGGCACAGCTGCTGTTATAACAGGAGCA